ATTTGGTATACTGATCCAGGTTGCCAGGTTGGATACGTCCATCGCGCAAACCTTTGGCGTCATCGTGATGCAAACGGATGCAACGTCCGATCGTCTGACTGATGCCAATGAAGTCCATATTACGCAGGAACAACACTGCTTCCAGACCGCTCACATTGATACCCTCAGCGAGGATGCTGTGGTGTAGAACAACGAACTTCTTGTCGTTATCCTTACCCCAGGCAGATAGCGTGTCAAAGAATACCTCACGGTTGACCTTCTGACCATCAATGACAGCACCCGTCTTGGCAGTAATATACATCCAAGAGAAACCGCGTTGCTCTAGTTCAGAGCAGAAGTCAGTTTCAGATACCAGCGATACGATTTGCTTGGTTGCCTTAGCACAAATCAGGATCTTACCGACATTGTTGTCATCAATGGTTTCCAGCAGATTAGCAGCATCTCGGTCAAAGTTGGTCTGTTTGCCCTGCACCATCTCCAGTTGCTTGACGATCACTTTAGGAGGCACAATGTAACCACCTTCAACCAACTCAGGGGCAGGAACTTTGCAGATGACCTGACCATACACAACAGCATCATTCATCCCAGGTTTGCCAGTAGCAAGGGAATGTTTGGGAGTTGCAGTGAAGAAATAGCAGCGACGTGCATTAGCAGCAAAGTGCTCAGTTGCAGGGAAAAAGTGACGCTGAACAGAGTTATGTGCCTCATCAAAGTAGATCGTATCCACATCAATCTCTGCCACTTGAAGACGCGACAGAGAGTTGTAGGTGGTTACAATCAGGCGATGATTGTTGCTGTTGTTCTCAACCCAATTACGAATCTCACGAGGACGAGTAGAACTTTCGTGATGCGTCTCCCCAGAGTGAACGTGTAGAACTTCAGCGTTAGTGATAAACTCCAGAAACTCGCTAGAGAGTTGCTCGGCAAGAAGAATACGAGGAGCAACAACTACAATGGTCTGAGGAGTTTGTAACTGAAACTCTCGCAGACAGTCCATAATCATATTCAGAGTCTTGCCACCACCCGTAGGATAAATCAGTTGACCTTTGCTGTTCTTCTGCATTGCAAGGTCGCCGCGTTCTTGGTGAGGGCGTGGATTGAGTTTCATTTGGTTCATCATATACTATTGTGGCACTTTCAAGGTGAGTAACTTTAATTCACTTCTTCTTTGTATAGTCTCAGTCTGTTAATCGCATCTTGCATTATAGCACGATTGTATCCGTTTGCAAAGGGCAGACTTCTCTCAGTCTCAGGATTGGAACTAAAATCCACATTTTGCGAGATATTAACACCCTCCTGAAGAAGGCGGATGACATCATCAAAGACATAATCAGGGATTTGAATGTAATTCATTGTTTTCAGTGGTTTGGTATCTAAAGACAAAAATAGCACGCTTAAAGGTCAATCTAAGCGTGCTGATGGGGTTTAATCAACCGCCAAACATTTCGTCGAAAAGCCAATCACCAGAACGCTCCTTTTCTTCCCAGACTTTGTTAGCGTTCTCGGCAATCATTGCTTGCTCAATCTTCATATCAATGGCAGATTTGGTCATGAACCAGTTGCCGTTGCGATCTTGCCAGAGCATTGTTTTGAGTGTTGTGCCTACACTATTGGGGCAGTTTGGAGGTGAGTAACTTTAATTGGGATCAACTTCCAGATGCTTGTGCTGCTGCTTTTGCTTTTGCTCTCATCTGAACAGCAACTTTACTGTTCCATTTTCCACCCTTTTCCTCATATTCTCTCCTCATTTGTGCAAGAATTTCAGTAGCAGATTTCTTCGTCTTTTGTGCTTCTGCAGTTCTTTCTCTATTTCTTGCTTGATCTCTCTCTTGACGTGTCATAGGACCACCAGTTTCAGTTTTCCACTGTCTACGTGGTTTTGCTGGTGTTGGTTTTGCTGTTTCAGGTTTCTTTGTAGAAAGTAATTTACTTGCTACTTTTTCTGCTTCCCTACCCGTTGGTTTTGCTGTTTCAGGTTTTGCACCTGCTTTCTTTGCAGCAATCCTCGCTTTTGCTGCTGCTACTCTTTCTGCTTTTGCCGCTGCTGCTGCTCTTGCCTTCACATCAGCAGCGCCTCGTTCTTTCTCTGGTTGTTGAACTCTTGCGGATGCTTGACGTTGAGTTCCAATGTCTTTGCGTGGTTTATATTCAACAGGCTCAGTTTGTCCACCACCAACTGCCTTTACACGACGCTTTTCAGGAGTTGTCTTTTTGCGATTTCTTGGATCAATTCTTCCACCCTCCCCCTGACTGGTGTATCTGGATGAACCCATAATATCCTTATCAAATACTTCGCAAAGAGACATGAACTCCTGAAATGTTTTCATTGGTATCTGAACACTACTTTTTAGTATTTAGAAATCTTCTTCCTTTGCTTTGTAGGAACCCTTAAAGACACGACCTTCTGCATAAAATTGTTTCACACGTTCGCGGCGAGTAGCAAGCAACAGATCATATTCCTCCTGCTGTTGTTTGGTGAACACAAAATCTTGTTTGCGCCAAGTATCTTTCAGTTCTTTGATGTAAGGAAGCACGTTAGGGATGTGTTCAGTCATTGAGTATGTTAAAGGATGAAGGGTCAGTGTGGGGAGATTATTGGACAGTTTAGAAACTGTCAGTAATCAATGTTAGAGTTAAGATACTCATTCATATTGAAGTTTTTGTCTTCTTCAATCAATTCGGAAAAGTCTTCTTCAATAAAATCAAAGTTTTCGAGTTCTTCAATTTGGATGTCGTCAAACCAGTCCATAACTTGTTTGCTGCTTACACTATTAAGGCAGTTTGGAGGTGAGTAACTTTAATTCACTCAAATTCAAGTGGTTTGTTCCAAGGTATCTGACCTTTATGCGATTTACTTAATTTTACTTTATGTTCTTCTGATAAAGTTCTACCTCTCAAGGTTACAATAAACCTTTAGATAGTTCATTTCTATTCTACTGGTAC